CGCCAGTCACCCATTTCAGGATAGCGCCCCAAAACATCACTCGCCCCTGTTGAAGGTGATGCGCCCGGACATGACGAGCCAAGCGAAGACGCCGCCGACAGCCAGGATGGCGAGGAACGCAATCAGGCCGTAGGCGTTTTCGATGTTCGGGAAGGCCAGTCCAAGGCCAGCGAACCAAGACGCGACCGTCATCCAGAACGGCTTGCTTTCGGTGGCAGGGACTTCGGTGCGGTCTTCCTCGACTTCGGCAACCTCGCCACGCCCGGCAGGCCCCGTCTCATCGGGCAGGGAGCGCCACAGAGCGGCTTCGGCGCGACGACGGCGCACAAGGCCCGGAAGGACTTTCCCGCCGCCCTTGGTCCACATCATGAAGGCAGCGGGGACTTCGCTCATCCGCCCTGAATTGATGCGGCGAACGACAGTCGAGCGAGCGAATGCACCAGTCCCGATGTTGTAGCAGAGGGACACGCACGCATCGAACTGGCCTTGGTTCAGAGGCTTCTTGACCGCCGCCGAGACGGCGCGCTCATACTGCCCAAGGTCACGGATCAGCATGGCCTCTGCCTGCGTTGCCGTGATCCGCATTCCGGGCGTTACATCGGGCGCGCCAGCCGCCGAAGTATGGCCGTAACCGATTGTTAGGACGCCCGCCGGGCAGCGGTATGCGCTCAGGCGCAGGCCCTCAAATTCCTTGATGAGCGCAAGGCCCTTGGGCGAGGTTCTCATCGCTCGCGCTCCCTGATGTTCCGGTTCATGTCGATGACGAAGAGGCCAATGGCAGCGAAGACGCCGAGGCCGATTGCCGTAATGGCGAGGTCCACCATCAGTTCGGCACGCGCAGGACCTTGAAGCCCGTCCCGCCACTATCAGCCGCGCCGACAGTCACGCGAGACAAAGAAACAGTCGTGCCGTTGTGGTAACGGAGGAGCATGATTGTCTCCCCCGACGTGGGCTCAGCAGACGCGAAAACGACCTTTGCCGATGGGGCAGACGTTCCTGTCACGACGTAGGCATTGCCTGCAGCGTCAGCGCCAATGCCGGCAAAGTTCGTGGAGCTGTTGTTGTAGAGAAGAATGTTGGTGTTTGTGTTTGTCGGGGAGGGGTAGCTGCCGCCCGGCGTGCCAAAGACAGACCCAGCCGTGGCAACGGTAGCAGTGCCGGAGAGGTGCAGGTTGCCCCACTTCAGCGACGAAGAACCAAGATCCCACGTCGCGGTGACGTTCGGGTAATGGTGGCCGCGCTGAGACAGTTCGCCGGAGTTGATCTGGACGCCCGACATGCGGTCCAGAGTGCCGGCGAAGGACGTGCTGCCGGCGTCGTTGTCGAAAATCTGCGCGCCGGTCACATTGAGGATCGACGTGGTTTCAAGCGTGCGGAGGCCCCAGCCGACATTCCCCACGGAGCGCAGGCCCGCGATGTTGATGTATCGCCCGTCGTCAGACAGGACGCCATCGCCAGTGCAAAGCGTTGCCTGGATGTTGGACAGCGTGAAGTGTGAGCATTCACCGCCCGTTTCGGCAATGGCAAAGCCCGGAACGGATGCGATGGAATAGGCCAGTCCGTCGCGGCCCTTGGAATACAGGTTGACGCCGCGAACATAAGAGCAGTTCGTCCAGAAGAAGGACGAATTGGCGCACAGCGGCCCGAGGCATTCGGTGTAGTAGATATTCGAGCAGCCCGAGGCGTAGAACCCATAATTGCCTTGATTGTCGGCGTCGCAGCGGACAAACCAGACAGCAATGCAGTTCGTCAGCACATAGCCGTTCTGTGAGGTAACCGTGCCGTCTGCGGTGCCCGTCGCATCGCAATTCAGGAAGATCGCGCCCTCGTTGTCGGTGAGGTCGAACGAGTTGTAATTTCCTTCGGACGAGCCGATGCGATCCACAACGACGTGAGTGATGAACAGGAACGCAAACACATCCCTGAATAGGACGCCCTGCCTGCGGTGACGCCGAAGCGCGCAGTTGTCCATGTGGATTTCATCCGCGACGCCGGTTCCGTTCGCATCGCTGAAAAAGACGTAGCCCTCATCCGTCTCGATGTTGCTGACGTAGATCCGTTCGACGTTGGACGATGACGTGTCGAGGTAGAATGTCGATGCGGTGGAACTGGTCGATGTGATTGAAAAGTTGTCCACGTAGGCGCGCGACGTGCCGCCAGAGAAGGTGAACAGCGGCGACGCGGTGGAGTGGATGATGATCGGCCTGCCGCCCTCCCCCTGAATGAACACATTCGAGGGAACGGTCAGGCCAGAAAGCACATAGCCGTTGGCCGTGGCGGGGACACAGACGCGCCCCTTGACGGTCGCGGCGTAGTCGATGGCCTTCTGGAAATTAACGCTGTCGTCGGTTGAACCGTCGCCCGTCACGCCGAAGTCAAAAACGGAGATGCGCTCACGCATTGCAGCCTGGATGCTGCGGGCAACCGCGCCGGTTCCGGCCGGCGTGAATGACAGTTTAGCGGCGTCGATGGCCGCCGAAGCGTCCACGTTGGCATCAACGATCTTGCCGAAGCCGAGCGCCGTTCCAGACCGCCTCAGAACCTCGCCATCGTTTGAGGCCGCAATATCAGCGGGGACGCCAGACGAGTTTGCAGATCGACCGATGACGGATAGGGCGATGCTGTTTTCGAGTTTCGCCTTGGTGACATTCGCGTCTGCGATCTTGGCCGTAGTGACGTTGCTGTCGGCAATCTTGGCGGTCGTCACATTGCTGTCGGCTATTTTTGCCGTGGTGACGTTCGCGTCGGTGATCTTGGCCGTGGTGACGGCACCGTCTGCGAGTTTCCCGGTCGTGACATTGAGATCAGCGATCTTGGCAGTCTCAACCGCGCTCGTCGCAAGCTCGGTCGCACCGACTGCCCCCGCGTCGATATTCCAGACGGTGCCGGAGGACGAGACGGTGATGTCGCCCTTGTCGCCGTCCGAGACGCCAGACGAAACAAGCGTATCAATCGCCGTTTCAATGTCGGTCAACGTCTCGGCAGCATCGACTGCCTGCACGCGATTGCCGGGAACGGGCTGTGCAAAGTTGTTCGTCGGCAGCGTGTAGCTGCCACCGCTAATCGGCATGGATGCCTCGCAATGTTAGATGCAGACGGCCTCAAAGCCAGCGCCCGAAAGGCCGATGCTTTGCTCGGTCCACGTGGTGCCGTCAGGTGAGGTGAGAACGCGGGGGGTCAGGGGGCCGGAAGACGAGCCAACGGCCACGAATTGATTGCCGGTCCAGACGATGCCGTAGAGGTTCCGGGCGATGGAGCCGGTGCGATCAGTCCACGTCACGCCGTCAGGGGAAGTCCTTACCTGAGCGGGGCCAACGGCACAGAAGACAGAACCGTTCCACTCGACATCGAATAGGCCGAAAGCTGTCCCGGATGTCTGTGCGGTCCAGTTCGCGCCGCCGTCTGTGGAGGTTGCGATCTTGCCGGAACCGCCAACCGTCACCAGCATTGAGGTCGATCCGCCGACGCCCTGATATGAGCCGGAAACCATGCTCGCCGCGCCGGTCCAGCTTGTACCGTTGCTGGAATAGGCCGCGCGTCCATTGCCTGACCCGTCAGACCCCACGACGATAAAGCTAGTTCCCTGAACGAACACATCGTTGAAGGGGCCGGAACCGTATGGGGCAGTCCTTTGCGTCCACGTCACTCCGTCAGGAGACGAGAACACCTTGTCGGTGTTGATACAGGTCGCGACGAAGATGGACCCATTCCACGCAACGCCAGTCAGAGCGAGAGACGTTCCCGATGTGCGAGATGTCCATGTCACGCCGGCGTCGTCGGATGTCAGGATCGTTCCTGCGTTCCCAACAGCGCAATGCAGGTCGAGGCTGGACGAATAGCAGACGCCATTAAGAGGGCTGCCGGATACCGTCTGGCTAGTCCACGAGGCACCATCAGTAGAGGTCGCGACATAGGCCGCGCTTCCGGTCGTTCCAACGGCCACCAGAACGCGGGCCGCTGCATCAGGGGCAGCCATAAACCGCCCGATGCCCGGCAACATCAGCGGACCCCCGCAAGGCCGGAAAGGACGATATTGCTGGAGTCGATCACCAGATATGAAAGGACGGAAAGCCGGGATGCCGTCGTGTCGATGCTGAAGGCCGAACCGGAGGCGAATTTATAGACGGCATTGAAGGCAAGCGTTCGCCCGCCCGTGCCGTCCTGATAGACAAGGATCGTGCCCGCCTGCCCTGCCTTGGTATTGGATGGGGCTCCGAGGGTCCGGTTGCCCCCCAGGGTCACGGTGAAGTTGATCCCGGCAGACATATCGACGGCAATCGTCGCCGCGTCAGTGAGCGTTACGAAGGCAGCCGCAGCCCAGACCTGATCCGTGGACAGAACCTTGTCTGCCGTGTTGGCCCTGAATTGCGCCGTGGTGGCCTCAGGAAGATACGCAATGTCCACGGTCCCCGAGGTGATGTCGGCCCCTGCGTGGGTGTGGGTTGAAGCAGCGGCGCTGATGGCCGTCCGGGCAGCGGAAGCATCAGCGGCGGTAAGGACCGAACGCCCGGTTGATGTGCTGTCGGAAATCGCCGTCGCGATGTGTGTGTGTGAAGCCGCCGCGAAGTCGCCCGTAGCAGCTACAGCAGCCGTCCCGAGCCCGAGGGTGGTCCTCTGTGCCGCCGCGTTGGCATCATCCAGAAGCGCCTTGCCGGCAGTGGTGATGTCGCCACCGAGGTGTGTTGTGGTGATGACCCCAGAGGCAATGCCGGTTCCGTCAACGAGGGCGTCCAGCGCCGTCTCGATGTCTCCTAGCGTCTCTTCGGCAGCGGTTGCTGTAACGCGAGCATTGGCAACCGGCTGGGCGAATGCGTTGGTCGGGAGCGTGTAGCTTCCTGCGCTGATCGGCATCGCTTAAGCCTTGATGATGATCGGAACGACAAGCGTGGGCTGGACGTTGTTGTGGGCGTCGCCGGAGCCGGTCGAGCCGGAAGCGGTCGAGCCCGTCAGGCTGACTGTTTGGTCGCCGGATGGGTGCCTCAAGGATTCGAGGTTTTCCCCGATCTCTATGCTGCCAGAGCCGACCACGAGACGGCCCGACGTGGACGTGCCGAAGGATGATCCCGACGTTCCCCAGCCGTCCCTTGGCACCACAACTTGAGAAGCTGTTGTGTGGGTATGAGCAGCGAGTTGCGCCGAGGTCAGTGCATGGCTTTCGGAACCACCCGCCGCGCCGAGGGTGTCGCCATCAACGCCGCCGGAAAGCCCCGTCAGGCGATTGGCGGACGTGCCGCCCATGTTGTCGAGGCCAGCAAGAACGCGCCCGCGCCCGTCAGGAAGGTTGAACGTCGTCGATCCGTCGCCCGCGCCGTAGGTCGTGCTGATGGCCGCAAACAAGGCCGCATAGGTCGTGCGGGAGACGGCCTGTCCGTAGCAGAACAGCCAGCCGGAAGGGGCGGACGATCCTGCGTAGTGCATCATGCTGCCGGGTTGAACGAGGCCAGCGCCGACCGTCGATCCAGAGGAAAGCGTTCCGTTGAAGGTTACGGCCCCGTTGAAGGTGACAGCAGCGGAGAAAGCGGCAGCGAGCGGAACGAGGAAATCGTCGCTATCCGCAGAGGCGACAATCACGCCGTCCTTGACGAGGCAGATGCGCCCGCCGACCACTGCAACGCCCGTATCGGCATCGCCTGAGAAGGATAGTCCGGGGGAAGCCGCAGAACCTGGGACAGCCAGAAGCTGTCCGGTCATCGGGGCAACGCCAGTGCGGGGAAGCGAGCCGGTGATTTCCGTCCCGATGTCCGTCAGGCGGGTTTCCAGCTTGGTCGCGTCGGCAAGCGTTGACGGGAGCAGCGGGGAAGTGCCCGTGACGGGGCTGAACACCCCGGAACCGTTTCTAGCCATTTACTGCACTCCGTTTGCGTTTCGTGGCACAAGTTGCTATAGTTTTGCCGCAGAAACGGAGGCTTCAATGACGCGAAAGACGCATCATCCGCTCTACACGATTTGGCGCGGCATACGCAGACGATGCCGCAACCCCAAAATGAAGTTTTGGGAGAACTACGGCGGTCGAGGTATTCAGGTTTGCAAGGAGTGGGACGACTTTTACCGTTTTGCCGCCGATGTCGGTCCACGCCCCAGCCGGTGGCACTCAATTGACCGGGTTGACAACGACGGACACTACGAGCCCGGGAACGTGCGCTGGGCCACCAAAAGCGAACAAATGCTGAACAGGCGGGGCGCTGTATATGTCGAGGTTGAAGGCGTCCGCTATCGGGCGCACGAACTGTCAAAAAGGTCGGGACGCAAGCCCGACACGATTGTCGAAAGAGCGCGCAAGGGGATGACGCTCGAAGAGGTTTTGTCCCCCAAGAAACATGTCCCCAGGCGATGCATTGAGGCTGCCAATGCAGGTCGGCGGGCAAATGCGCGGGCTCGCACGCATTGCAAGTACGGGCATCCTTGGAACGAGGAAAACACCTACTTCACCAAGGGGGGCGCGAAGGTCTGCCGCATTTGTCACAAGCTTAAAATGCGGCGGCTCGTTGCTGCGAAGAAGGAGCGCCAATCAGCGCCCTTGTGACGGGGCGGCTGATAGGGCATGATTGGCGGATGTGGTGGTATGTGCTGCAAACGGCGACGTTGATCGCTGTCGCTTGGCACTCGATTTATTTCGAGTGGAACCAGAACGGATACGCGGTCGGGGCCGTTGCTATCGGCACCGCCTACTGCGTAACGTGGTTAGTTGGATGGCTGCTGCTGAAGTTCAGGCGAGATAAGCAGGAGCCGCGCGATAGCGTCACGATTGATGCGGTCGCGAGGATTGGAAGCGAGGAGCGCCGCCACGTCGGGGGACGCAGCGGGAGACCGTGAGCGGATAAGCGCAGCGAGGGCTTCTGTTCCCTTGGTGGTTGAGCGGTTTGCCATGGACTTCAGGACACGACCGCCGCCCGCTCCGAGCGCGCCGCCGACCGCTGCGCCGACAGGACCGGCAACCGCAAAGCCCGCTGCTCCGAGCAAGCCACCGCTCGCAAGCATTCCAAGGCCGCCACCGCCGCCGAGAACGTTGCCCACCGTGCGAAGGGCGTTGTTCGATGCTTCCCCCCGAACGACAGAGCGGATGGCCTCGCGTTCCGCGTCGTTGAAGCCTCGCATGGCCTTGGGGTTGGCGAGCAAGGAGGCGAGACGCTGCCTGATGGCGTTGTCAACGTTCATGCCGGAATGCGTGGCTTCAGCGCGGGCCTGAGCCTTCCCAAGGGCGTCGTCAATAAGGTCCGACCGTTTCATGGCTGCGGTGTTGCCGCGCGCTTCACGAAGCAGAGCCGCACCGGCTACGGGATCGCCCGAAACCACATCGCGCGGGCCGGCAGACGAAAAAAAGTCGTCGATCTGGCTAGTAAGGCGACCGGACATAAGGCGTTCTTCACCGGAAATTGTGTTTCCAGCGCGGGACGCAATCTTTCGCAGGTCTTCCACCTCGCTAAGCGTCGGCGTCGTACCACGAATGGCCTGAATGTCGGCAGACGCGGCGGCTGTCCTCGGCTCAAGGCTTGGATGGAAACCGACTGCACGCCTATCCGTGGCGGCAGCGAGGCGGTCTGCGGCTTGCTGACTAAACCGGACGCCCGCATTATCAGCCGCGTCATATGCGGCAGTCTTCGCAGCCTCTAGCTCGTCCCGAGTTGGGGCCATGCGGGTGATCTGGTTACGGAACCCTGCGCGCTCCGCAGCGCGTGCAGCACCAGCAGCGCCGACGCCTCCAAGGATGCCAGCCGCAGTCCTTGCATACGGCTCAGCCGCAGTTCCCTTGGTGATCTGCCCCGCTGTTTCCTCAAGCACACCAGGGACAGCCGCCATGGCAGTGCGCGCAACAGCGCCCCCCGGTCCGACCGCAGCGGCGGGAATGTTCCGGCCAATCGTGCGGGCGTACTGACCAGCGACAGTCTGCGGCTCATACATCGGCCCGGTGATGCGCTCGACCGAACGGGTCAAACCTGCCGAAGTCTGCGGTTCAAGCGTCTGATTGACGGCCGCAGCGGATTCCCGCCCGGCAGTCGTCGGGGACCACTCGCCAGTTCTGACACGGTTGACCACACGCCCAACTGTCTGATCGCCAACCCAGCCAAGGGCAGAGCGACCGAGATTGGTCACGTCGGCAGGCATACCGGCTGCACCGATGAGCCCCTGCGCGATACCGACACCGCCGCTCTTGGCGACATCGGCGGCAACGGAAGGCTGCTCGACCACAGGCGCGGCATCCCACCAGTTGCCCGTCTTGGCACCCTCTTTCGAAGGATCGACAATCGGGGCCGCATCCCACCAGTTAGCCATTAAGGCTTCCTCCGGCGCGTGCCATCTGGCGCGATGAACTCTGCGCCGCTGGGAAGGGCGTTAAACTCATCCTGAGAGGCGATGCGGCGGGGGGCACCGGAAGCGGATGGCTGTGGAGCGGCTGCCGGTTGCCCGCCTGAGGTCATGCGCTCGCGGAACGCCTTGAGGGGGTCGGGTATGGCATTGAGGCGGCGGATGGCCTCGGCGCGGGGGATTGCCCCGGTCTGCGCTTCAGCGGCGATCTGCGCTTGCTGCTGTCGGTATTCCGCAATGCCCTGCATCGTGTCGAACAGGATCGCGTTACCGCCCGGCGTGTTGATGAGGGATGGAAGGCTGTTCTTGAACAACTGCACATCGCGGTCGGACATCGCGCCAGAACCAGCAGGGCGCTGCTGCGGAACAAGCTGATTGACGATGGCCTGAAACGCCTCGATCTCGCTGACGTTATCGCCCAGCTTGAGCCCATATTGCGCCGCGATGGCCTGGAGGTTCGCACCCGCACCCGTGCCGATCCTATCCCCAAGCCTGCGAAGCTCGGCAATGCGAGCGGCGTCCTGTCGGGCCGCGCCGCCATCGGTCACGAGGTCGCTGAACATCGCCGCCTGCTTCTTGGCGGTTTCGGTGTTGAAGGCGTTATCACCCGTCTCCGTCGTGTTGACGTTGACGCTGTTCGCCTGCGCCCTGCGGCGCTGTTGGCCCCACTCGAAGCGGGACAGCACAGGCCGCCCGGCTGCACGCTCTTCTCGCTCGTAATCGAGGTAATCACGCCCGGCATCCGTGGGTCGATCAGGAGCGGTAAAGATCGGCCGGTGTGTCACGGGGTCAATCAGGGACGCGCCGGGCGCAACGGTGATCGGGGCACGCGGCTGCATCTGCTGAAGCGCCATCATCGCGCCTTGCCGAACCGTGGGGGAAACGTTCGGATTCATGATGACTTGCATCAGACGGGCTCGCTGATCGCCGGGAGCCGCAGCGGGAGCGCCAGCCGGAGCCGCAGCAGGAGCCGCTGACGGGCTTTGCACCTGCGCCGGTGCCTGTGCCGCAGGGGACGCGGAACCGCCGCCCATGACCATCTCTCGCAATCTGGCGATAGGATTGGCTGAAGGGGCCGCTGCCTGAGGTGCTTGACCACCAAGGCCAGCGCGAAGCGTGTCAGCCTCACCGGGGGCAAGGGACTGCTCATCCCGCAGCATCATCAGGCGGTCGCGCTCGTTAAGACCCATCATGCCGGCAATCTGCTGGCGAGCGGCTGCCTGCTGTGCGCCTGCCGGGGGCTCAAGGTTTGGACGCGGCTGCGGCATCGGAGCCTGAGCAACGGCCATTTCAGGGCGCGGGACAGGCATCGGGGCCTGCATCGGCTGTTGGACCTGCTGGCCCGCCATCATGTCGTCAACAGACGGAGCCATGCGCGGCGCACCACGCATCAGGGCCTCGCGGGCGGCAAGGTTAAGGCTGGTGGGACCGGTCTGAAGCGCGGCACGTTCCGCCTCGACAGGGGACATGGCCGGAGCCGGAAGCGGCATCGACCCGAAGGCTTCAGCCGGTGACATGGCTGGACGGCCCATGGCCGGCTGTGCCGTGTCGGGAGGCAGGTTGCGCCCGTCGATCATGGGGGCCGGGTCGGACCCATCGCCGCCGTCAAGCGTATCCGCCGGGGCGGGACGTGCTGCGCCGTAATCAAACTGCTGGCGATTGTTCCACATCTGATCGACGACAGCCGCAGCGGACGGTTGCGCGGGAAGCTGGACGGGTGCCGCCTGAGGCGATGCCTGCGGCTGGGGCCGTGAAGCCTGGGAACGCGGCGCGTGGCGCTGAAGGTAGTTGAGCAGGTTCGTGCCGTTAGCGTCTGCGGGGTTGTATCGCCCGCCAGACTGAATAAACCGCTGAAGCCCGCCGGACCCGCCGAGGTGAGCGACAGCCCTCATGCCGTCCATGGTGATCGGGACGCCGTTGATTGACTGCCCAATCATGCGATCAAGACCATTGGCCCTGATCTTTGCGTCGATGTCGCCAAAGTGCCAGCGTTCGGCGCGCTGCTGCAATTCGGGGGATGCCATGAACTGCTGCGGCGTCGTCCCCTGAGGAATGGCACCAGCGGCAGCGGCTTCCTGCAATCGAGCCTGCCCGAACTGAAGGCGGCCAAAGTGTCCGACCTGACCACCAGCGCCACGGGCTGCGTTCTGTGCGGACCAATTCCCGCCGCTCTCTGATGTGATCAGGCTTGCCGGAAAATCGCCGCTGGGGGTCGCGGACGCAGGAGATGCACCAGCCGGTGCCGCCGCCTCCATCCCGGTAGAACCCGACACGGTGTCAGGGCGGGACGTGCCGAGGATGCCGGCCATGGCGTCCTGATCAACGCGCTTCTGCTCTGCGTCGGCCTTGTCCATCCCCAAGACGCCCGTAACGCCGGTCAGAGCGCGGGCAAGGCCCTGCGTCCAGTGCCTAATCGGCTCTGTTGACGTGCCCTGTCGCTGCATCATCTCATACAGCTTCCGGCGCGTGGCAAGGTTGCCCTCTTCGCCGGTATAGAAGAAGCCCTGAGCCATCAACGCTTCCCCTTCTTCGTAGCCTTGGCGTAGTCAACCATCAGCAGGCCATCGGGCCGCTTGACGACCGCGCTCGGCTTCTTCTTCTGGACTTCCTGAGCCAGAAGGCCGACCTCCGGCGTCGGGTCGCCCTTGAAGTTGTATTGGTAGATGCCAAGGCCGTTGTTGGTGTTGCCGACCTTCTCAATGTTCTCTTTCACCCGTTCGTCCGACATCTTCAGAAGCTGGACGCCGGGCGTAGCCAGTCCGAAAAGGCCGCCGAGAAGGCCCATATTTGACTGGTTTTCCGCCTGCCATGCCTGCATGTTGGCGTTATGAGCGGCCTGTGTAATGCCCGCCACGTCGGTATTCGCCTGTGAAACGCGAGGGGCATTCGCAGGCTGAAATGGCGTCACCTGCGAACCCGACATCAGCGCGGAAATCTCGTTGATCGGCGCATTGCGCTCGGCAGCGATTTCCTGATTGATCGTGCCGCGTGCGTCCAGTTCGAGCTGGTTATAGGCATCCGAACGGTTCTGCCCGAAACGGCGCATCTCCGCATCCCATGCCGCCGAACCCGCCCCAACGCCCTGATTTGCCAGACGGGTGCGAAGGGCTTCCTCCTGCTGCTGCCACTGCGGGTCGATGCGGGAGCGGCGCATGTCCGCCAGCTTGCCCGCCCGTTCATTGTCGCCAAGCTGCATGTTGGACCCGAGAAGGCCCCGAATGCGCGACGACTGCTCATTGCCGATGTTGGCGAGCGTCTGCTGGGTCCGCTGGTTGGTGTCGAAAAGCCCCTGGTTCGCAGCGGAATACTGCTGCGTTGACTCATACCGGGGGGTGCCATCTGCCCATGTCCCGATCTGGTTATACGTCAGCCTATTGCCGGAGGCGTCCGTCTGGTTGACAGCCTGAAGCCCGAAATTCGTGATCGCTGTTTCGCGATTGGATTTCGTCTGAGCCTCTGCCGTCACCTTCGGATCGGGAGCCGGGGGCGGGGAACTAGCACCCATAGGGCCACTCCTCCTTCAAGATGCCAAAGATCAGCGCATCGCAGGAGCCGAAGCCCTTGCGTTTCGTGCCTTCGTAGGTTGCGAACTTGTTAAGGACCCTGACGGCGCGCTGGTTGTCAGACCGCGTTATCGCAGTCACCCGGCAGCACTTCAGTTCCTCGAATGCGTAATGGCCCAGACGCCTCAGAAAAGCCCGAGGCCAGCTTGCGCCGATGCCAACCACGGCAACGTCAATGTCGTGCTGGTTCCAATTCTGGAAAACACAGCCGCCGATGACCTCGCCATCCCGGACAATCCCGAAGGACTGATGAGGCCCAGACATCACTGTTCCGAGCCGGTCGCCGCACCATTCGGTGATGCGGGGTCCAGTCTCAATCGTCCACATCAGAGCGGTTCGCCCGCCTCGTAGGTCAGGTCGAAGCGGAAGATTTTCGTCACCGGATCGCGTCCAGCCGAACCTTCCATGTCATACCGGAAGGCAATCGAGAGGGCCTGACCCGAGCCATAGACCGAATAGACCTGATTGTTGATCTCCGAGCCGCCAGCCCAGAAGCGTTCATTCCAGAGGCCGACATTCCAGAACAGGGAATCCGTCGACGCGCCGACCTCCGTTTCCGGGGGCCATGAAGTCGCATCCCAATCGGACACATCCCAGGTAAAATAGGCCCCGTCCGTGAATGTCGCCTCATAGGCTTCGAACGTCGGGTCTAGGTTGTAATCGGTCGCAATCGCGAGGTAGATCGGGACCGAGCGGGAGCCCTTCCACACCATGCGGACGGTTGCGGCGGTCTTCAGGGCGGAAGGATCGTCAAGCCCGGTAAAGGAACTGACTGCGAACAGTTCAATCGGGGCGGAACCGTCAAGCGAGCCCGTCTCAGCCTGCCAGACCTCGCCATCCGCCTTGCCGTAATAGACAGCGCCGTCATGCTCAATCCAGCAGAGGGCGTTCATTCCCCTGTATCGCGTCCACGCCCCGTTGAGCGTGTTCATGACGTACTGCTGGGCAACGTTGGTCGAGACAGACGGGACGTTGACGATGACCATCTGGGATCCGGGGAAACCCACCGTCTGCCAGCCGAAGGTCGAGGCGTTCCCGTCCACCGCATCGGCGTAAGCCTTGCGGATGTTCCTTGTCAGGGCCGCCTGCTGTGATGCCGTCCGGTCAAGGTTCATCGACGCGCCGAGGGAAATCAGGCCGTCCTGCGTCAGAATGGCGATGTCGCCGCCGAACTTCGCAAGGCAGCGATACCCAAGGGGCTTGCCGATCATATACCGGCCCTTGAGGGACCATGTGGTTGTGGAGGACGGGTCGGTGCCCTGGAACAGCAGCACTTCCCCTTCAGACGACACGAAGGCCGTTCGGTCATCCATGCCCGCGCCGCTATCGGTTGACCAGGTGAGGCCGGCGATGATTGCACCGCCCTTCGTCAGAAGCGCGCCAAGCGGAAGTTCCGTGGCAGCGCCGCCAATCGAGGAGGCGGAGAGATACCAGACAGACGCGGAATTAAGCTGGCAGAAGAACAGGCGGGACTGAGACGAGAACACGTTGACGAGGCTTGAAGCGCCCCCGGTCACGCCCGTAATGGCTGGCGTGGAGGCAAAGGCCGTCCCGTTGTAATTGATCGGATGATCCACACCATTGCAGGCAATGAGGAATTGCCCGCCAGAGGTCGCGAAGTTCACCGACTGCCATTTATCGGAGGTCGCGGTGGCGAACACCGCAGCGCCGACCGCGCCCGATGATGTCACATCGTAAATGTTAGCACCGGCAGCACCGAACAGCTTCCTTGCGCTGCCGGAGATGTAGGACATCAGGCTGTTGACATCGTTGACCAGCCCGGTTGCGTGCGAGACGGAACCAAAGCGGGGACGGATGCCGTCAGGGTCAGGATACCAGTTGTCAAAGACGGGAGCAAAGCCCGGCTCCATCTCGGCAAGCGCCTGTTCCGTGTTCCATCCCTTCACCGGAATGGGGAACTGTACCGTCTTCGTCCGCGCTGCCTGCTGATTGACCTTGCGGGTGATCTTCCGGGCAGGGAGAAGATAGCTCACGAGGCACCCGGCGACGAAACGGACGGGACAGGCGACTGCGAGGCGCGAATGGACCGATCAGCGCGGGCGCGGTACTCAATCGCAGCCTCAAACTCAGCAAGCTCGTCATCAAAGGGACGGCCCTTCATGCGACGCCAGCGCCATTTCATCCCAAGGGTGATGATGTCCTCGGGGATCAGGGACACGTCGGTGTCGTCGAGAAAGCCAGCTTGAAGCGTCCCGCTGGTCGAGCGAACCCAATAGCTAGAGACGTATTCCAACGTGACGGTGGTTGCTGGCGCTGGGGCCACCTCAAGCTGCGGTTTGCGGATCATGAACCGGGGGGGCGATCCAGACGGAGCCCCGCGCTTCAGGTTCATCTCGGCATCGGAAAGAGCGCCACGAATGGGCGTGGTGCCAAGGCGGACAGGCGAACCCATGGTCAGGCGTTCAAAGTCGCCGGGAAGGTCGCCGGGCGTCGTTACATAGTCCGTCGTGCGGACCAGTTGGCCCCAATCATGACGGCGCAGAAGCTCCTCACCTGTCTCTTCGCAGATCAGCAGCAGTTCCTGCTCAAAGCGGCCGGGATTGCTGTAAACAGACGAGACTGTCTGCTGGTTAAGCTGGATCGCGACCTCACGGCAGACGGAAAGCAGGCTCATGGGCAGAGCCCTCCGACCCTTACCCGAGCGCGGGAGAGCTTCGACAGCTTGGAATACCGCATCGCGGAGGCAATCGCGGCCCTTGCAAGCCCGTCAGCAGCGCCAGCCCGATCCGTGTCGCCGGTATAGACCGCTGCTTCAAAGATGGTCGTGTAAAGGTAGATGTCCGGGTATTTCGTCAGCAGCCAGTTGACCTGATTGGTCGAGGTTTCCAGCGCCGGGATGGACGAGAAGTAGTTGAGGCGCACCGTCGCAACGGCAGCCGGGCGGATGCGGAGCGTGTCGCCATTGATGATGAAGCCGCGCGCCGTGCCAGCGGTATATTCCATGATGGAATTGTCTTCGCTGAGTGCTGGGATGATGATCGGCGGGCTTCCGGTCACATAGATCGACCGCACCTCAAGGAAGTCGGTCGGAAGGGCAACCTCTCCATCGGCATCCGTGGTCAGGTCGTCGCTTGCCTCCTGATCGCGAAGGCGCAACTCCCGATCAAGCTTCAGTTCCGCCATGCGGACAAAGCGCGGGATGACATCAACGAGGTCAGTCCTGTTGATGTGCTCGCCAACGGCAAGGACAAGTTCGGAGAAGTCAGCGATTGCGCTCATACAGTCCCCGATTTGGTTCGGAAAGCACGGTTGTCGCTGTCATTCAGCCAGCGGGAGATATACCGCTCGTCGCCCTCGGTATGGGCTTCCTGAAGCTGCGAGAAGAACAGGTTCATCGGCACGGAGGCCACCCGATGCCAGTCGCCCTGCCAGTTGTTAGAGGCAGCGTTTCTGGCGATCTGGTTCTCTTCAATCGTGTCATCTACGGGCATGTCAGTGCGGAACGTCACAGACCCGTCCGGTTCATGGCGTCGCCACGTCTGTTTCCCGGTCTTCGGGTCCCAGGTGACGAGCGTCCAGTCGCCGTCCTTAATCAGCATCGCGAACCCAAGAGAGGGAACCCGCCTCGATGCCGGGCAGCGCGTCCATCACGTCCATGTCGAGGACGGTGCCGGCGGTGGTGCGGTCTTCACCGACCCAGAAGTCGCGGATAACGCGGACGCGGATCGTGTAATCGGCAATAGCGGTTGCCACGCGCGGGGGACGCCCCCGGCGTTTCGGTTCTTCGGTCATTCGGTATCCCCAAAAGGAAAGGGGCGAGCCGAAGCCCGCCCCCTCTGATGTTGTGGTCAGCCCCGTTACGAAACGGCCGCGCTAAAAGGGCTGGCTTCCGTGCCGGTAGCCGAGCCGGACACCATGACGGACCACTTGTTGGCCGCCACGTCGGTCAGGGTGATGCTGTCACCCACGATGCCGCCCTTGGTCGAGCCGTTGAGCGTGATCGTATCCGAAGACGCCGCAGTCTCGAAAACAACAGCGG